CCAAGTGCAGCAACCTCGCGATCCAGTCAGGTCACACCTGAAGAAACTGGAACAAGAGAACAAAGAACTTCGACAGCTGAAAGCAGATGCTGAAGCAGCCAAGAGGAAGTTAGCTTTCGTGGAAGCAGGCGTAGACCTGTCAAGCCCGGTAGCTGAATACTTCGTCAAAGGCTACGACGGTGAAATCTCTGCTGAAGCCATCAAGTCTGCAGCTTCCAAACTTAATCTCACACCGCAAAGTGCACCAGCACCTCAGCAGGTAGCGCCAGCAGAACAGCAGGCGTGGAACCGAATGGGGAACGCAGCGCGAGTAGGCGATGTAGGTGAGCCAGAAGTTGACTTTGCTTCACGAATCTCAAACGCCAAATCTGAACGAGAAGTGATGGAATTACTGGCCCAGGCGCGAGCCAACCAAACCAACATCATCTAACTCAATTAAGGAACTAATAACATGGCAGGCGAAACAACAACCTCGTCACTGTCCGTAGATCAAATTGCGTTTGACCGTCTTGCATACTTCGCATTGCGTTCAGAGCTTTTGTTCGATCAGGCAGCTGACGTACAACCAGTAGCACAGGCAATGCCTGGAAGCGCTGTAACCTTCACTATCTTCAACGACATCGCAGCAGCGACAAGCACGTTGAACGAAGTGACCGACGTAACTCCTACTGCCCTCTCGGACAGCCAGAAGACCGTCACCCTTGCAGAATACGGCAACGCCGTAGTGACCACAGCTAAGCTTCGTGGCACAGCGTTCTTGGACGTAGATGCTGCAGCAGCAAACGTAATCGGCTACAACGCCGGTGACTCACTGGACAAAGTTGTGTCAGCAGTTCTTGCTGCAGGCGACAACGTAGCTTACGCAACTGGTGGTGCTTCGGCTCCTTCATCACGCGTTGGCATGGCTGTTGACGACTTGCTGGTAGCAAACGACATTCGCAAGCAGGTAGCTGCATTGCGTAAGGCCAACGTTCCAACCTTCAATGGTTCGTACATCGGCTTCATCCACCCAGACGTTTCGTACGACTTCCGTTCGGCAACCGACGCATCAGCATGGCGTACGCCAGCTAACTACGTTGACCCAACCGGGATCTACAACGGCGAAATCGGCCTCTTCGAATCAGTACGATTCATTGAGACCCCACGCGCACCAATCTTCGAAAACGCTTTCAACGGCGCTGGAGCAACTGGTACGGGTGACTCGTATGCAACTCTTATCATGGGTCGTCAGGCTCTTGCTAAGGCGTTCAGCACACAGGATGGAAACGGCGCAATGCCAAAGGTTGTTCGCGGCAACGTGACCGACTTGCTCATGCGCTTGATGCCAATTGGTTGGTACTGGCTCGGTGGCTACGGCCGCTTCCGCGAAGCTTCATTGCGTCGTATTGAGTCAGCATCGTCAATCGGTGTAAACGCAAGCTAAGTAGCTAACTACATAGCTGTAAGCAGCAAGCCCCTCCGCCTAGTACGCGGGGGGGCTTTGCTATACTAATTAAGAACTAGGAGTCATATGTCAATTTCAAACTACGCAGAACTTAAGTTGCTTGAGCATGTCACAGGCAAAACTTCATTTACCATGCCATCGAATGTGTACTTAAAATTGCACACTGGTGACCCAGGTGAAGACTGCACATCAAACGCAGCAACAGAAACTACACGCAAGATCACAGCTTGGGCTACCGCATCATCTGGCGCAATTGCAACAAGCGCAACTGTTGAGTGGACGAACGTTTCAACAACCGAGACCTACACACACTGGTCGATGTGGGATGCATCAACATCGGGCAACCCATTGTGGAATGGTGCACTGTCTGCATCTGCTGCTGTGACCGCTGGTGACACTTTCCAAATCACATCACTTACGCTGTCTCTCGACTAGTAGGTAGGGGAATCCCCTATGGCTGCTTTTCAGAGCACGCTCACAGATTTTTCATCTGCATATAGACCAGCAACTGGTCTTTACTTTGGCGCACCAATCTGGCAGTTAATTGCTAGTGGATCTGGTGTTGGATCAGCAACATCAGTTTCGTTTGCAACTAAAGCAAAACAAGGAACTGGATCTGGTGCTGGATCTGCTGTTGCTATTGGTGTACGAATTGTTGGAAGAACAGCTACTGGATCCGCAATAGGTGCACAAGTTGCCGTAATCTCTGGCCCAACGCAGTTAAGGCTTGGTGCTGTAACAGACTTCTCATTCCCATTCCTTAACGGTGGACGCTTCTACCTTGGACCTGCCTACTATCTGAGAACAGCCTCTGGAAGTGGAGTAGGATCTCAATCAGCAACCTCAATACATGTTGTTGTTCGTTCTGCAACTGGATCCGGATCTGCCGGGGCATCAACAAGCACGGATCTTGAAATACTCTTTAGGTCCGCAACTGGATCCGGAACATCATCCAGTGAAGCCGACCCATTCTTGTTTGTTATTCGAGAGGCTTCTGGGTCTGGTGCCGGAACATCTTCTGCAGCATTCAGGCGTGAACGACTGCGCGCAGCTACCGGTACAGGAACTGGAGCAGCAACCGCTACAAGGCTTGTAAAGAATCTTAGGTCGGCAACTGGATCCGGAGTTGGCTCAGCTGTTGCCATACGACTAGTTCGTACAATTAGAACCGCTACTGCTTCTGGCGTAGGAACTGCTTCATCTGTATCCATTGAGCTACTCCCAAGAACTGCTAATGGTTCCGGAGTGGGAGCAACAAGCGGTAACGCAGAATGGATTAAGTCGCGCATCTTCCGTGTTCCGAACACAACCAATTACGCATTTGCTGAACTGTTCGGAGACAGGATGTCAGACAGATTGTTTGCTCACATGCCACCAGGTGTGCGCGCAGAGAACTTGTATCGCTTGTCAGATGGCTCGTATACAATTAATGATCCTGGATATGGGAGATCAACGAGAGCATACCTTGGTGGACACAACATATTCCTTGATGACGAAGAAGTAGCAGAGCTAACTGCAGCTGGATACGGAGCTTTCATATCGTGATTCACCAACAGACACACCCGTCCCTAGATGTTGAGGGTTGCTTTGCTTGCCGTGTTTCCGGTATTCGAATGGGAATGAACACAACCACAACTCGTGGGCAGAATGTAGAAAGCATCAACAGGACTGAACGTAACTGGCAGAAAGATATGCCAGCCTACAAGCGTTTACGCAAAGAAGGTTTGCAGCCAAAGAGTATTGATGGTGCTGCTGCGGTTGAGAAAAAAGCTGAGCATAAGTGGCAAGTTGAAACCGGTATCGGTATCTGATGGCTTACACAAAACCTGAACTTCGGGAGCGAATCAAGAACAGAGTTATGGCCGGATCAAAGGGCGGAAAGCCCGGACAATGGTCAGCCAGGAAAGCTCAGATACTCGCGCAAGAATATGAGAAAGCTGGCGGCGGATACTCCGGGACGAAAACAGAAAAGCAAAAGAGTCTGTCCAAGTGGACAAAAGAAAAGTGGCAGACATCTGACAAGAAGCCAGCTGACAGACCAGGCGGAACAACCAGATACTTGCCAAAGAAAGCATGGGACAAGTTGTCTCCTGCTGAGAAGGCTGCAACAAATAAGAAGAAGCAAGCTGGTTCAAAGGCTGGCAAGCAGTTCGTACCAAACACTCCGGCCGCTAAGAGGGCTGGCAAACAAGCAAGAGGAAACTAATGGCAATCGAATACAGAGGAGAGAAGTTCTCCGGGTATAACAAACCAAAGAAAACTCCTGGAGCGAAGAAGTCACATGCCGTGCTTGCTAAATCCGGAAGCAAGGTAAAACTGATCCGCTTTGGTCAGCAGGGTGTTCAGGGTTCTCCTGATGGGTCAGCAAGGAACAAGGCTTTCAAGGCCCGTCACGCAAAGAACATTGCAAAGGGCAAGATGTCCGCAGCTTATTGGGCAGACAAAGTCAAATGGTAAGATTTCATAACAACTAACAAGGAGTGATCATGCCACAGGTAGGAAAAAAGAAGTTCGGTTACGGCGCAAAGGGCATGGCAATGGCTAATGCTGAAGCCAAAAAAACCGGAAAAAAAATGAAGATGGACAAGTCCAAGATGAAGGACAAGAAAAAGAAGTAAATGACAACTACTGCAACCGTCATCGACAGGACGTTGCGCCAGCTACTATCGGGAACAGTGGAGGCACGCAACAAGCTTGCTTCGACTATCAACTCATCTGCGACTACCGTCACAATGACGTACGCACTTGAGTCTCTTCGTGCTGGTCAGGTATTTGAAATTGAATCAGAGATGTTCTACGTCTGGGAAGCTGATGCAACAAATAAAACCATTGTTGTCGAGCGTGGGCACAATGGCACCACAGCAGCCGCTCACACGGCTGGAGCCATAGTCACGGCTAGTCCGCGATTCCCGCGTGCTCAGGTTCTTGAGGCTATCAACGATGAGCTGATGGATCTGTCATCCCCTATGCACGGTTTGTTCAAGGTTGAAACCCTTAACATAACCTACAACGGTTCAGACAGAATGATCAACTTGACAGGTGCAGCCAACGTTATTGACCTGCTTAACGTGTCTGTTCGTTATCAGAATGATGACTATCCAGTTACAAGAAAGGTAAAGCTTGTTCGAGATCTTCCAACCGACGACTTTGCTTCTGGGTATGCCCTCAAGTTTGACCAAAACGTTTATCCCGGAAGACTGAGGATTGTCTACAAAACTACATATAGTGGTGTCACTAGCGAATCCACCGACATAAACACAACATGTGGTGTCCAGGAATCTATT